GTGGTCTGCGCGCTATCAGATGCACCTGAATGACGTCTATGACCTTCAGTATGCCGGCGCTCTGGTCAACTATGAGATGACACGCCAGTTCCTGGAGATGCTGGATATGCAGCTCAACGGCGTTCCACCAGTACGATTTAACCGCCACATGAATCGCCTGTATATAGATCTTGATTGGGGATATCGTGCCGCGGCGGGAGAATACATTATGGTCGATGCGTACTCTGCGATCGATCCAGAAACATACACCGATATCTACAACGATATGTTCCTGAAGAAGTACACCACGGCTCTCATCAAGCGTCAGTGGGGTATCAACCTGAAGAAGTTTGAGGGCATCCAGCTTCCAGGTGGAGTCACGATGAACGGGCAGCAAATTTACCAGGAGGCGATCGAAGAGATCAAACAGCTTGAGGACGAGATGGAGTTGAAGTACGAGAAGCCGGTAGACTTCTTCGTGGGATAATCCATGGCTCGCAACGTTTATTTCTCTCAGAACGTCAGGTCCGAGCAGAACCTCTACGAGGATCTGATCGTAGAGTCGTTGAAGATTTACGGGCAGGACTGCTACTATCTGCCGCGTAATATGATTTCTCGTGACATGATTCTGAACGAGGCCGTCGAATCAAAGTTCGATGATGCCTATATGGTTGAGATGTACCTCGAGAACGTGGATGGTTTTGAGGGAGATGGAGCTCTCATGACGAAGTTTGGTCTGGAGATTCGTGACCAGGCAACATTCGTGGTTGCCAAGCGTACCTGGGACAAACTCGTCGGAATCTGGAACAATGGCATCATCTCAACCCGCCCGGCTGAAGGTGACCTGATCTATCTACCTCTCTCAAAGAGCTTCATGGAGATTAAGTTTGTAGATCATCAGTCTCCATTCTATCAACTCTCGAAGTTCCCTGTGTACAAGCTACGTTGCGAGCTCTTTGAGTACTCCAACGAGGAAGTCAATACTGGAATTCCTGAACTTGATAGACTTGAACAGAAGTTTAGCACCGAATACTTCTTTGAGATTTCTGGTACCGGTCCATTGTTCACGATCGGAGAGGATGTCAAGCAGGTTCTGGTTCCAGCCGCTGGCGGAAATCCTGCACAGGAAATCTATGGAAAGATCTTAAAGATCGACAAAGAATCACCGACCGCGGCATATAAGATCGCCATCGGCGGAATCTCTACCAATACTGGAGAATTTGCCAAGTTCCGTGTCACGACGGGAGCGACGGACAAGTTGATCGGACTCACTTCGGGTGCACAGTGGAATATCACTGTGGCCTATGAGATCGATAATACTCAGACCAACCTGACATTCGTAAACAACGCACAGGGAGCACAAAACCGAGCAATGGAAGTGACAGCGGACACGATCATCGACTTCACGGAGAGCAATCCATTCGGAGACCCATCAAATGTTTAGTGGACACTACTATCACGCCACGATTCGCAAGATGGTGTCCGTCTTCGGGACGCTCTTCAATAACATTTCCGTGGTTCGCAAAGATGCTACAGGAAAGGTCGTGAACATCACACGGGTTCCTCTGGCCTACGGACCAAAGCAGAAGTTCCTGGCACGTCTAGATGAACAGCCCGGCCTAGATGATGCTAAAGTTGCTATGAAGCTGCCGCGCATGTCGTTTGAGATCGTCACCTTAACCTACGATGCGACCACAAAGATCAATCGTAACAACACATTGACATTTTCGGCGTCTGATCCTGCCAGCCGTAAGGTCATTCGTACTTATGCCCCATACCGCATGGGCCTGCAGCTTTCCATCATGGCGAAGAATCAGGATGATGCTCTGCAAGTTCTCGAGCAGATCCTTCCTCACTTTCAGCCGGAGTATACTGTCACCATCAAAGATCTGGACGAGCTCAACCTCAAGACCGATGTTCCATTCGTTCTCACCGGTGTACAGATGAATGAGGACTATGAGGGCGACTTCGTTCAGCGCCGGGCGATCATCTATACTCTGGACTTTGAGACGCGCCTGAGATTCTATGGCCAGGTCAATGATAAGGAAGTCATTCAAAACGTTCTGGTCGATTTTCGTAATCCCACGACTCTTGACGGAATGGAACGCCTGGACATCGAGCAGTTGACTCCGACTGGTACGATCACGACTCAGATTATTCCGTTCACGGACTTTAACTAATCCTCTGACCTCTATATCATGGACAAATCAAAAGAGATGATAAAGAGACTGGAGGAGAACCTACCAGAGGTTCCTGTTCCCCCGTCTGACCATGTTCAGGACGACTACGAGTTCTCTCGAGAGACGTATCGTAACCTGGTCAGTAAGTCGAACGAGGCGATCGAACAGATGTTGAGTCTGGCCATGCAGTCAGAGCATCCGCGTGCCTTTGAGGTACTCAGTAACATGCTGAAGAACACATCAGACATGACTGACAAGCTGATGGCGTTGCAGAAGGCCAAGAAAGATATACAGAAGAAAGACGAAAAAGTACAATCAGAAAAACCGTCTCTGACTCAGAATAACTTGTTTCTGGGTTCCACTACGGATCTTCAGAAGCACCTCATCTCTCAGCTAAAGGAACAAAATGTCGCCGCCGCAGAACAACCAAGGGATGTTCGTCAAGAACGCTGAACTTGGGTATCTAGGCAACCCGAGCGTCAAGCGAGACGGAGTCCAGCAGAAATTCACCGAGATCGAGGTCTCGGAATACCTGAAGTGTATGAAGGATCCGGAGTATTTTGCCCGGACCTACGTGAAAGTGATTTCTCTGGACCGAGGCCTGGTGGCGTTTGAGCCGTATCCCTATCAGGGAAAGATGTTCGAGCATTTTAACACTCACCGATTCTCCATCGTTCTGGCCTGCCGTCAGTCAGGTAAGTCGATCTCATCGGTCATCTACCTGCTCTGGTTTGCACTCTTCCAGCCCGACAAGACGATCGCGATCCTGGCCAATAAAGCGGCCACCGCCCGAGAGATGCTGGCGCGCGTAACCCTGGCGCTGGAGAATCTACCGTTCTTCCTGCAACCCGGTTGCCGAGCTCTCAACAAGGGATCCATCGAGTTCTCGAATAACTCTCGAATCATTGCGGCCGCCACGTCCGGCAGTTCGATCCGCGGTCTCTCGGTCAACCTGTTGTTCATGGACGAGTTTGCCTTCGTCGAGAATGCCACGACTTTCTATACCTCGACCTATCCCGTCGTTTCATCGGGTAAGACCTCTCGAGTCATCATCACATCGACGGCCAATGGCGTCGGCAACCAGTTTCATAAGATCTGGGAGGGAGCCGTTCAGGGCATCAATGAGTTCAAGCCATTCCGAGTCGACTGGTGGGATGTACCGGGTCGAGACGAGGAATGGAAGCGCCAGACGGTGGCCAATACCTCTGAGCTGCAGTTCCAGCAAGAGTTCGGAAATTCGTTTCATGGTACCGGAAACACACTGATCAATGCCGAGACCTTGCTATCACTCAAGGCCGAGAATCCAATCTATACACAGAATGGGGTCAAGGTGTATGAGAAACCGATATCAGATCACAACTACGTGATGGCGGTTGATGTGGCCAAGGGACGCAACCAGGACTTCTCTACCTTCTCTATCGTTGACGTGACTGCCCGCCCATTCAAGGTTGTGGCCACCTATCGTGATGCCCTTGTGTCTCCACTCATTTTCCCTGATACGATCTACAAGTATGCTAAGACCTACAATAAGGCATACATCATCGTGGAGAGCAACGACCAGGGATCGGTGGTGTGCAATGGCCTGTATTACGACCTAGAATACGAGAATATGTTCGTGGAGTCGGCGGTCAAGAACGGATCGATCGGTCTGACCACCACCAAGAAGACGAAGCGGATCGGTTGTTCCAATCTGAAGGATCTGATCGAGGGAAAGAAGCTGATCATTCCGGATGCCGATACGATCCAGGAGCTCAGTACATTTGAGGCGGTCGGATCATCCTATGAGGCCGCCGAGGGTAATCACGACGATACGGTCATGGCACTCGTGGTATTTGCCTGGTTCGTGGCGACCGACATCTTCGTGAACATGTCGAGCATGGATATCCGCGACATGTTATACAATGAGAGATTGCGCCTGGTGGAGGAAGATGTGGCTCCTGTGGGAATACTCGGGAATCTTGAGAAAAATACCGAGGATGAAGGCCGATTCGTTGACTCGGATGGAAACGTTTGGGAAAGTTCGACCTATTAGCCCAAAAACAGCTATTTATAAATAAAGGCAGCGAATATCCGTATTATGTTTCACATCAAACCCTAACTTTGAGCATCCTAAAAACTCATGGCATTCCAAGTATCACCCGGAGTTCAAGTCAACGAAATTGACTTGACCAATGTCGTTCCGGCTGTGTCCACCTCAATTGGTGGATTCACCGGAGCTTTCAACTGGGGTCCTGCCGAAGAGATCCGTACGGTCAGCAGCGAGAAGGAACTCGCCGAGACTTTCGGAACTCCAAACGACACGACCGCAAAATCATTTTTCACCGCTGCTTCATTCCTGAAGTATGCCAACGCCCTCAAGGTCGTTCGTGTTGTTCATTCAACTGCACGTAATGCTACCTCGGGATCCGGTGGTAACTCAGGACTGCTGATCAAAAATCGCGAGGAATACGATAATTCGTATGCCGGCGGTTCAGCCAACGTCGGCGCTTTCGGCGCTCGTTGCCCAGGAGTTTTAGGAAATTCACTCAAGGTTGAGGTTTGCTCTAGCTCGACAGCATTCACTGGCTGGACATTCGCTGGTGAGTTCGATGGAGCCCCAGGAACAAGTTTATACGCCGCAAAGTACGGTTCATCTAATGATGAACTGCACATCGTGGTCATCGACGAAGATGGTCTGATCAGCGGAACGAAGGGCACGGTTCTTGAGAAGTTTGCATATGCTTCTCAAGGATCTGACGCAGTGAAGGATGACGGCACTTCTAACTACTATAAGAACGTCATCAACGCCAACTCAAAGTACATCTACTGGCTCGACCTGTTCGACGCGGTTGACGGCGCTGGAACAACCCTTCAGAATTCAGGCGAAGCTGCGAGCGGCGGCATCGCATATGATACGGAGACAATAATTCTTCCATTCTCTCTATCTGGAGGTGTGGATGGTACTGCAGCCGGTGCAGCCGAGATCTCGACCGGTATCGACCTCTTCGCTGATGCCGAAACAGTTGATGTGAATCTGCTGTTCTCGGTCAACGATGCAAATGGTGTTAATACCATTGCAGCAAAGCTGATCTCGATCGCTAATGCCCGTAAGGATGTTGTGGCCTTCGTTTCTCCTCCAACTGAGGATAGCGTCGGAACCGCCACGCCAACGACCGATGTCAAGGCCTGGGCTGATACGCTGACCTCGACCTCCTATGCTGTTGTTGACAGTACAGCGCTGAAGATCTACGACAAGTACAATGACGTCTATCGCTGGATCCCAGCCGCCGGACATGTCGCCGGTCTCTGTGCATACACAGATAACGTTGCCGATGCCTGGTTCTCACCTGCCGGATTCAATCGTGGCCAGCTCCTCGGAGTCACCAAGATTGCATTCAATCCAAAGCAGGCGGATCGCGATACGCTCTACAAGGCACGTATCAATCCGATCGTGAGCTTCCCTGGCCAGGGCACAGTTCTCTACGGAGACAAGACCGCCCTCGCCAAGCCATCGGCCTTCGATCGCATCAACGTCCGTCGTCTCTTCATCACCTTGGAGAAGTCAATCTCCACAGCGGCTAAGTTCCAGCTCTTCGAGCTGAACGACGAATTCACCCGCGCAATGTTCCGCAACATGGTCGAGCCATTCCTGCGTGACGTTCAGGGCCGTCGTGGTATCACCGACTTCAAGGTCGTCTGTGACGAGACCAACAATACTGGTGATGTTATCGACCGCAATGAGTTCCGTGCTGACATCTACATCAAGCCAGCCCGTTCAATCAACTTCATCACTCTGAACTTTATCGCCACTCGCACTGGCGTTGAGTTCTCCGAGCTGACTGGAAGCTAAACCATCAACTAAAGGAGAACACTTACAATGGCTAATCTAGGAATCAATGATTTCAAGGCAAAGCTAGTCGGTGGTGGAGCACGCAATAACCTGTTCAAGGTTACCGCGAACTTCCCTGCCTATGCTGCCGGAAATGTTGAGCTTGCGTCCTTCCTCATCAAGTCCGCAGCTCTTCCATCATCACTCATCGCTCCGATCACGATCCCATTCCGTGGTCGTCAGATTCAAATCGCGGGAGATCGCGTGTTTGAACCATGGGGCGTCACAGTCATCAATGACACGGGATTCGAGCTCCGCAATTCCTTCGAGCGCTGGATGAACGGTATCAACCAGCATGCAGCAAACACCGGTCTGACAAATCCTTCGGATTATATGGCTGACCTGGCTGTTGAGCAGCTCAATAAGGACGGCACCGTACTGAAGAAGTACGACTTCCGCGGATGCTGGGTCTCAAACGTCTCCGCAATCGATCTGAGCTACGACTCAGAGAACACGATCGAGGAGTTCGGTGTCGAGTTCCAGGTCACCTACTGGGAATCAAATACGACTACTTAATGGTAGTTTTTCCTCAATAAATAATTGGCGTGGGGGTGTTTTTGGCCCCCACGCCTTTATTCGTTAAGAAACCCCCACAAAACATCTCGTCATGGCACTCAAATTCTTTGGATTCACATTCGGCAAGGAGGATGACTCCAACGATCGCGAGCTGATCAAGAGGAAGAACCTCGAGAAGCAGGCGGTATCGTTTGTTCCACCGACCTCGGATGATGGATCGACTGCCATTGCAGCTGGTGGGTACTATGGTCAGTACTTGGATCTGGAGGGAGATGCGGCGAAGACTGACGTCGATCTCATTCGTAAGTACCGCATTGCAGCCGAACAGCCGGAGTGTGACATGGCCATTGAGAACATCGTGAATGAGTCGATCATTCATGAGTACAACGAGAATCCGGTCGATCTGAACGTAGATGACCTAGAGCAGCCGAGCTCGATCAAAAAGGCAATCAAGGAGGAGTTCGACCACGTTCTCCGCCTACTCAATTTTAACCTGAACGGACAGGATATTTTCCGTAGATGGTATGTCGATGGTCGTTTGTACTATCACATTATCGTGGACGAAGAGAACCCTCGCAACGGTATCCAGGAGATCCGTGGAGTCGATGCTCTGCGTATTCGCAAGGTCCGCGAGATCAAGGAAGAAACCGATCCGGTGACGGGCGCCCGCGTGGTGCGTACTCTGGATGAGTATTACCTTTACCAGGATGGCGGTCTGCAGAAGTCTGATGTTGGTCTGAAGATCAACAAGGATGCCATCTGCTATATCACATCGGGTATCCTGGACGCTTCGCGTAAGCGTGTTCTTTCCCCTCTGCACAAGGCACTGAAGCCGGTCAACCAGCTCCGCATGATGGAGGACGCGCTGGTGATCTATCGTCTCTCCCGTGCTCCTGAACGTCGTATCTTCTACATCGACGTTGGTAACCTGCCAAAGGGTAAGGCCGAGGAGTACATGCGTACGATCATGAACCAGTATCGCAACAAGCTGGTCTATGATGCCCAGACCGGAGAGATTCGTGACGACCGTAAGCATATGTCGATGTTGGAAGACTTCTGGCTGCCTCGCCGCGAGGGCGGCCGCGGTACAGAGATCACCACACTTCCTGGCGGTGACAATCTTTCTCAGATCGAGGACATCCTCTTCTTCCAGAAAAAACTCTATCGTTCTCTGAACGTTCCGATCTCTCGCCTGGAACCTGACAACGGTTTCAACCTGGGTAAGTCATCTGAGATCACTCGCGATGAGGTCAATTTCCAGAAATTCATTGACAAGCTTCGCAAGAAGTTCTCCGCGGTGTTCATGGAGCTCCTGCGTACCCAGCTTCTTCTCAAGAATGTCATTACCGAGGAAGACTGGGATGAACTGAAGGAGCATATTCGCATTGACTTCCGCAGGGATAACTTCTTCTCGGAAATGAAGGATGCCGAGATCCTTGCCGGCCGCATCGAGCAGCTGAATGCCATCACTCCATTCGTTGGAAAGTATTATTCAGAGAACTGGGTTCGTCGCCATGTCCTTCGCCAGACTGAGGAAGACATTGAGGAGATGACAGAGGAGATGAGTACAGAGGCTGAGGCAGCTGCCCAGCAGATGATGGAGAATCCTCAAGCGGATACTGGCTCTGGAGTTGAGGATATCTCTGCGAACGAGACCTTCGACCGATCGGCCTAATACCTAGAGTCAAGGCATTTCAACCTATAAATAAGACTACGCAAAATGAGCAGCAATATTTACTCGATGATCGATGCACTACGAACCGGTGACGCCTCTGGCGCACAGGATTCATTTAACCGTGCGATGTCCGAGAAGATCAATGCTGCCCTGGACGACCGCAAGATGGCAGTTGCAAGTCAGATCTATAATCAGGCAGTCGAAGAATCCGTTGAACTCTCTGAGGAAGAAGCTATTGATGAGGCAGCGGTTGACGCCAAGGGCCACAAGAGCTCAACTGGCGGTCTGACCCAAAAGGGAAGAGACCACTACAACCGTAAGACTGGTGGAAATCTTCAGGCGCCAGTCACAAAGAAGCCTTCAGAACTGAAGAAGGGTAGCAAGGCGTATAACCGCCGCAAGTCTTTCTGCGCACGTATGTCTGGGGTCAAGGGACCTATGAAGAAACCAAACGGTGAGCCGACGCGCAAGGCTCTCGCCCTCAAGAAGTGGAATTGCTAATCTCGCATGAAACTCGTCACCGAATTTAACGACTCAGGACTACAATACATCACCGAAGCCGCCGAGGGCGGAATCAAGAAGGTCCGTCTCGAGGGAGTCTTCATGCAGGCTGAAAAGCCGAATCGCAACCGTCGCCGCTACCCATTGGGGGTACTGAAGCCGGCGGTTGAGAAGTACATCAATGAGCAGGTTCGTACCGGCCGTGCAGTGGGTGAGCTGAATCACCCAGATGGCCCGACGGTCAACCTGGATAAAGTTTCACATCGTATTACCGAACTCAAGTGGGACGGTAACAACGTTGTCGGAAAGGCACTGATACTAGACACGCCGATGGGTAAGATCGTGAAAGGTTTAATCGAAGGCGGCGTCCAGTTAGGTGTCTCTACTCGTGGTATGGGATCGCTGAAACAGGGCAGAGACGGAATCATGGAGGTCTCGGATGATTTTATCCTCTCCACCGTCGACATCGTTCAAGATCCTTCCGCTCCCGATGCTTTCGTCAACGGGATCATGGAGGGCGTCGAATGGGTCTGGGATAATGGTGTCCTGAAAGCTCAGCAAATTGAAAAGTATGAGACTGAAATTAAGAACGCATCTTCACAGCGTCTCGCAGAGGCGCAGCTGAAGGTTTGGAATGATTTCCTCTCAAAACTATAACCGCTACATTAGTAGTACACAGCACACATGTCTAAGAAAATCAAGAAAGGTCAATTCGATCTGATCGAAGACATCACTGTTGAGGAACTACGCAAGGATGGACTCGTTGAAGAGGTTGCAGTTTCGGGTGAAGAGTCATCCCAAAAGAAAGATGAGACAGGCTCAGAGGCCACGGATGCCGTAAAGGCAAATGCCGAGACTAAGAGCGCCATTGACGGTTCTGCTCCTGCAGAGGCCGGCAAGGAAGACCACGTCGGTCAGGGACCTGGAAAGGTCGATGAACCAGAGGAGCAGAAGAAGGCGCAAGCCGCCGCTGATGCTGCAGCTAATGCAGCACCAACAGCCGAACCTCCAAAGACGAAGGCAGGTCTCATCAATGCCGTATACCAACAGTTAGTCAACATGAAGACCGAAGAGGTCGCTAATGTCTACAGTACGCTGGCAAACCCAGCACTGCCACCGAAAGCTGAGGAGCCATCTCCAATGCAGACGGGTGACAATAGCACCGATAAAGACGAGAAGAAGGAAGCCGCTGGAGATCCTGGTGCCGATGAGGTCCAGTATCCTGCAGCAGAAGCTCAGCCTTCCGATATGCCTGGCCAAGAAAATGGCGAGGCTGAAAAGGAAACTGAGACAGAGACAGACGATGCCGGTGAACAGGAAAATGACGGAGAGGAAGAAGACAAAGACGAGACCAATGAGTCACTGAAGGTTCTTCTGCAGGCTGAAAAGTCACTCACCGAGGATTTCCGTTCGAAGGCCTCAAGTCTGTTCGAATCCGCAGTCAAGACAAAGGTAGCATCCGAAGTCGCTCTCATCGAGAAGAATTACAACGCTCGCCTGAACGAGGAAGTCGCCACGGTGACCACTCAGCTGGCCGAGAAGGTTGATTCTTATCTGAACTATGTTGTTCAGACCTGGATGGAAGAGAACAAGGTTGCAGTCGAGTCCGGACTCCGTACTGAGATCGCCGAGAACTTCATTGGAGCGTTGAAGAACGTCTTCACTGAATCATACATCGAGGTCCCAGAGGGCAAGGAAAACCTGGTTGATACACTCAACACGGAAGTTTCCAAGCTTGAGGAACAACTGCTCAAGGCCACAGAGTCTAACATGAAGCTCACAGAGTCAGTCGCTAAGCTCGAGCGCACGCAAGTGATCGCAGAGGCTTCGAAGGACCTGGCTTCAACAGAGGCTGCCAAACTCGTTTCGCTAGTTGAGGATGTTGATTTCGAGAACGCTGAGGTCTTCACAAAGAAGGTCCAGAGCATCAAGGAGTCATACTTCCGCAAGCCAGCTGTTAAGTCCCAAACAACCCAAACCGCGGTAGAATCGACGATCACAGAGGATGCTGAACTCAGCCCACTCATGGCCGCCGCTTCCGCAGCAATTTCACGCACAGTAAAGCCATAAGGCTTTCAGCGTAACACGCACACACAGTTAGGAGTAATTACAAAAATGTTCAACTCAGAAAACCTACAAAAGAAGTGGGCACCAATCCTTGAGCACAAGGATCTGCCTTCCATCAAGGATAACTACCGCAAGGCAGTTACCGCAGTCATCCTCGAGCAGCAAGAGCGCGCCCTCCGCGAAGAGCGTGCGCAGTCAAGCTTCCAGGCCATCACCGAGACAGCAGCCAACGCCACCACTGGTGGAACAGGCAATCTGGCTAACTGGGATCCAATCCTCATCAGCCTCGTTCGTCGCTCGATGCCAAACCTGATCGCTTATGATATCGCTGGCGTCCAGCCAATGAGCGGTCCTACCGGACTGATCTTCGCTATGAAGAGCAAGTACTCCACACAAGGTGGAACTGAAGCTCTCTTCAACGAAGCTAATTCCGGATTCTCAGGTTCAGGAACACAGGGCGGAAGCTCTTCCTCACTTCCTGGCACCGACACCACACCAGCCGACACAATCGCTGATGACTTCGTTGTTGGTCGCGCAATTACGACAGCTTCTGCTGAAGCTCTCGGTAACACCGGTTCTGCTTTCGGCGAAATGGCATTCTCGATCGAGAAGGCTACCGTCACAGCTCGTTCACGCGCTCTGAAGGCCGAATACACAATGGAACTCGCTCAGGACCTCAAGGCCGTTCACGGTCTCGATGCTGAGTCCGAGCTCGCCAACATCCTCTCGGCTGAAATCCTCGCTGAAATCAATCGCGAAGTTATCCGCACGATCAACGTCAAGGCCATCCTTGGCGCCCAGAGCTCCAATATCACAGCCGCCGGTACCTTCTCGCTGAAGACCGATGCTGATGGTCGTTGGAACGTTGAAAAGTTCAAGGGTCTCCTCGTTCAGATCGAGCGCGAAGCCAACCAGATCGCCAAGGCAACACGCCGTGGTAAGGGTAACTTCATCCTCTGCTCATCCGACGTTGCAACAGCCCTCGCCGCTGCCGGCGTGCTGGATTATGCTCCTGCCCTGAGCACGAACCTCGAGGTTGACGACACTGGCAACACCTTCGCTGGTGTTCTCAATGGTCGCACCAAGGTTTACATCGATCCATATGCTACCGATGACTATGTCACGGTTGGATATCGTGGAACGAACCCATACGACGCTGGACTCTTCTACGCCCCATACGTGCCACTCACGATGGTCCGCGCAGTCGGTCAGTCCGACTTCCAGCCACGCATCGGATTCAAGACCCGCTACGGCATGGTCGCCAATCCGTTTGCTGAGGCCACAGTCGCTGGAACCCAGACCGACAACGGTCTCGGAACCAACCGCGCCAACCGTTACTTCCGTATCTTCAAGGTCACTGACCTGCTCGACGTCTAATACGTCAGCCGAAGTAACTGATACACTAATTGAGGGCCCTCGAAAGGGGGCCCTCTTTTTGTGACGATAAATAATGGCATGAACAATCTCACGCTGAATAAAAACCTGCTGTCCCCGAACGGGTTCAAGCTGACGATCGACTCGACCAAGTTTTCAAATACCGAGTACTTCTGCATTTCCTCGCCTCTGCCTTCTGTTTCTGCCACCGAGGCAAATTCCCCATTTCGTAATAAACAGAACTCATATCCCGGAGAAAAGGTGATCTATGCACCACTAGATATCCGATACATGGTCACGGAGAACATGGATAATTACATCGAGCTGTTTAACTGGATGGTGGATAACGCGAACACCGGCACAATCAACGCGTACGATATCACTCTGCACATTCTGACCAGCAGCAACAATGTGATACGCCAGGTTCGATTTGTTGAGGCATTTCCAGTCTCGATCGGAGCAATCGACTTCCATACGCAGAACACTGACGTGGAGTATGTCATCGCTGATGCCTCATTTCAGTATTCCCATTTCTACTTTCTGAAGTAAGATAGATACTTACAGTCCATTATATTATGATCAACATTGAAGAGATCCACGAGATGTGGAAAAAAGATTCCGTCATCGATGACCTAAACCTCGATGAGGCGTCAAAACAAACCGCCCGACTGCATGCGAAATATCTGGAGCTCCTGTCAACCGCTAAGCTCAGATTGAAGAAGTTTGAGCTTGACCAGAAGACTCTGCTGCGAGACAAGTGGCTTCACTTCAACGGCAAGCTAGACAAGGAGACCATCGACAAGTATGGTTGGCCGTACGATCCATTCAATGGCCTGAAGATCATGAAGTCCGACATGGACTACTACTTCAATTCTGATCCTGAACTGCAGAAGTCAGAGGCTCAGATCATTTACCTCAAGACTTTGGTCGAAACTCTTCAGGAGATCCTAGACTCCGTGAAGTGGCGGCATAGCCATATAAAAAATATGATCGAATGGAAAAAGTTCACGAGCGGTGTCTGAGGTAAAACATCCTGGGTATAAATACACTTATGCCCTTCTTCATTTACTGCGCAACCAATCGGATTAACGGAAAGAAATATGTTGGCTACACTGATAATTTTGAACGTAGAAAAAACCAGCATCTGTGGGAAGCCGAGCGTGATCCGCAGTGGCACTTCCACAGAGCAATTGCAAAATACGGCAAGGATGCCTTCGATTGGCAAATCCTAGAAGAGAGCAATGATCAGGAGTATACACTTCGTGTTCTGGAAGAATTCCATATCAGGCAGCAAAATTCCCATGCCTATGACGGGCACGGATATAATTATTCCTACGGCGGAAGTGGAGCGGGAAGACCTGTGACAGAAGAACGTAAGAAAAAAATAAGCGAGACGCTAAAACGCAAGGGAATAAACTTTGTTAAAACCGGGGCGACTGAAGCTGCTAGACTAGCAGTATTGGGAACCAAGCAATCTAAAGAACACAAGCAGAAAAAAGCTAAAGCCATATCTAAAAGCGTCACGATAGATGGTGTCACGTATTCGTCTGGAAGAGAAGCCGCTAAATTATTGGGCGTGGCTCCTTCAACAATATCATCATGGGTAAAATCTGGAAAAGCCACCAAACATGTCTGAAATTCTCAAAGTTAAAAAGAAGAATGAAGTGTTTGTAACCATCGAATGCGAACCATCTACTGCATATGAATTAACAGATTTTTTTACATTTATGGTCCCAGGGGCAAAGTTCATGCCGGCCTACAAGAACAAGTTCTGGGATGGCAAGATCCGTTTGTTCGATTCTCGAGCCAAGACGCTGTACGGGGGCCTGATACCATACCTCGATGAATTTGCAGAGGTTCGTGGTTGCACGCTCGAGCACGTCGATTCTGATTACTACGGAAGAGCCGATGCCCAGGCGTATCTAGATCTGGATGCTGTCAAGACCTTTACGGATACCTTACAGCTTTATGCTAACGGAAAAGCGATCGAGCCCCGAGACTACCAGCTCGAGGCGATTCATCACGCGCTGGTTCATTACCGTTCTCTTCTGCTCAGTCCTACAGCATCCGGTAAATCGCTCATCATCTACTGCCTGATCCGGTATTTCCTGGAGGAGAATCCATCTAAAAAGGTTTTGCTCATCGTCCCGACAACGTCCCTGGTCGAACAGATGTTCACCGACTTCAAGGACTATTCAACTCTGGACGAGAGCTGGGACAATGAGACGGAGTGCCATCGAATCTACTCCGGCAAAGAAAAGATGGATATCAACTCTCGTGTGGTCATTACGACCTGGCAGTCCATCTACAAGATGGATGCTCGGTGGTTCGAACCATACGGAATGGTCGTGGGAGACGAGGCACACACGTTCAAGGCAAAATCGTTGAGTTCCATCATGGAAAAGTTACGGGATGCCAAGTACCGTATCGGTACGACCGGAACCTTGGATGGCACACAGACTCATAAATTAGTTCTCGAGGGATTGTTTGGCCCAGTTCACCGTGTCACGACCACGAAGGAGCTGATGGATTCGAATGCTCTGGCACAACTCTCGATCGATGTTCTGCTCATGAAGTATTCCGATCTGGTTTGTCAGGACACAAAGAAATACGATTACCAGCAGGAGATCGACTTTATCATAGGTCACCAGGGAAGAAATAAGTTCATTCGAAATCTCGCTATGGCTCAGGATGGAAATACCCTGATCCTGTACAACTACGTGGAGAAACATGGCAAACCGTTGTACCAGATGATCGACGAGAAGCTCAACGAACTCCCTCGTAGGACTCGTCAACTGTTCTTCGTTTCTGGTGACGTTGAAACCGATGAGCGTGAAAGAATCCGTGCCATCACTGAGAAGGAGAAGGATGCGATCATTGTGGCATCCATGGGTACGTTTTCCACCGGTATAAATATCAGAAACCTGCACAACATCATCTTCGCGTCACCATCCAAATCTCAAATAAGAATACTTCAGTCAATCGGCAGAGGCCTCAGAAAATCAGATGATGGAAGACCCACAAAGGTGTTTGACATCGCTGATGATCTTCACTGGAAGAAACATAGAAATTACACGCTGAACCACGCTGCCGAGAGAATCAAACTGTACGGCTCAGAGAAATTCACATTTAAGATCCACGAGGTACCAATTCAATGACATTCGACGACATCGGAGTAGTTCTTAAACTGGTCTCCGGAGAAACGGTGATCTGCCAGGTTGTTTCGGATACTGACAAGAATCTTCTCATCAAAGATCCGTACATCATCAATGTGATCACCGAAAAGAGTGCTGATGGCATCAAGGCCTCAACGTTTTACTCAGATTGGTTCTTAGGTTCTGCTACTCGTGTGCACATGATTCGCAAGGACCATATCATCTCTGCTGCACTGCCAGATGAAAATCTCACTACGCATTATGGTGAATTGATAGGGATCCGTGATCTCAAATCAGGCGAGTCACCTGCACCAGCTGAGAAGAAACAACCTAAATCATTCTGGGATAACCTGAACTTTGGCCAGGATGGCCTAGACTACCGGAACAACTGATATACTGCCCCCTCTGTCCAAGGCAGTTACAAAATACCGGATATCGAGGTCGGTGTAAAATAGATAGTTGGCCAAAGCTTTCTATTTTACAATTGGTGCAGGTTAGTTAGTGTTATGGTGAGGATGGAAATATCATGACGAATGACAACTGAAACTGACACACTAATCAAACCTCCCGTGAAGAAATCAAAACGGGAAGGCGAACACTATGTGAACAACCGTGAATTCTCACAGGCTGTTCTCGAGTATGTGCAGTCCGTAAGGGCTGCCGAGAAGGACTCAAAGGAAGTTCCACGGATCACAGAGTACATCGGCCGTTGCTTTCTCAAGATCGCCGAGGGTCTTTCTCACAAGCCTAATTTCATTCGTTACACCTATCGTGAAGAGATGGTCATGGATGCTGTGGAGAATTGCATCAAGGCCATCATGAATTACAACATTGCTGCCACGACTCGCACCGGGTACCCGAATGCCTTTGCGTACTTCACGCAGATCTGCTACTATGCCTTCATTCGCCGTATCATGAAGGAGAAGAAGCAGCAGGACATTAAGTTTAAGTTCATCGAGCACGCCGGTCTTGAGGATTTCATGTCTAACACCGAGGATGAATTTGGCGGAGCAATCATTCAAGATGCTGGCTTCATCAACGTCCTCAAGAAGCGTATCGATCGGAAGAACGAAGTGGACAAGAAGATCAAAGAGTTCAAGAAGAAACACAAGTCAAAGTCTCAGCTTGACATGATATGCTGATTGCAGTTCTCAACGACACACACTGCGGAGTTCGTAATTCCTCCGACGTTTTCTTGGACTACTTCGCCAAGTTTTATGGCGAAGTATTCTTCCCGTACTGCGAGAAGCATGGGATCAAGCAGATCCTTCACCTGGGGGACTATTACGATCATCGGAAGTTCATCAACTTCAAGGCGCTGAACCATAACCGCAAGACGTTCCTGGAACCAATGTGTGAACTGGGGATGACGATGGACATCATTCCTGGTAACCATGACGTGGTCTACAAGAATACGAATGAGCTCTGCTCGTTGAAAGAACTTCTGGGATACTTCCTGGAGAACGTCAACATCGTGATGCAGCCAAAGGTCATGAACTATGACGGCTGCAATGTGGCTCTTCTCCCATGGATCAATCCAGAGAACCATGCAGAGTCGATGAAGTTCGTGGAGACGTGCAATGCCTCGATCCTCGGCGGTCACCTCGAACTGAATGGTTTCGATATGATGAAGGGTGTTCAGTCTCACGGCGGAATGGATCCTGCGCTGTTCTCTCGCTTTGAGCAGGTCTGGTCAGGACACTTCCATACCAAGTCGAAGAAGGGCAACATCCACTATTTAGGAACTCAGTTCGAGATGACCTGGGCAGACGAGGGCGACTGGAAGTATTTCCACGTGTTCGATACGGCCACACGGGAGCTTCACGAGATCCGCAATCCTCACGAGATCTACTGCAAGTTCATCTACAACGATGCACGACTCGACCCGGACACCATCGACGTAACCGATGCCAAGGGTAAGTTCGTGAAGGTCGTCGTGGCGAACAAGACTGACTTCTTCAAGTTCGACCGCTTTATCGATCGCCTGCAGAAACAGGATCCGTTCGAATTGAAGATTGCCGAGAGCTATGACGAATTCAGCGGAGACCGTATTTCCTCTGATGCTGTTGATGCCATCACCGATACCGCCACGCTGATGGATACATATGTTGATGCAGTTGAAACTGAACTGAACAAGGACACGATTAAAATCAAGCTTCGCGAACTGTACGCAGAGGCACAAAATCTTGAGGCCGTTTAAGGCATGGCAATTACATTTCGTCATATTAAGTGGAAGAACTTCCTCTCCACGGGGGATGACTTTACCGAGATAAACCTGGACAACCGTTCGTCCACTCTAGTGGTCGGACCAAACGGGGCAGGTAAGTCCACGATGCTTGATGCTCTCTCGTTCGCTCTCTTCGGAAAGCCACATCGAGACATCAACAAGCCACAGCTCGTGAACTCGATCAATGGAAAGAACTGTGAAGTCGAGGTTGCGTTTACTGTAGGAAAAACAGAGTTTCTAGTTCGACGTGGAATCAAACCCAGCATCTTTGAGATCTGGCAGAATGGGAAGATGGTGAACCAGGAATCGCATGCGATGGACTACCAGAAGGTTCTGGAGCAGAATATACTCAAGCTCAACCACAAGTCCTTCCATCAGATCGTGGTTCTCGGATCCTCGTCCTTCATCCCGTTCATGCAGCTTCCGGCTCAGCACCGGCGAGAAGTGATCGAGGATCTGCTGGACATCAATGTGTTCACGAAGATGAACACGATCCTCAAAGAGAAGTCTGCACAGCTTCGGGACAAGCTAGGAGCAACTGCTCATGAGGCCGATGTCAATGACCGTACGATCTCGATGCAACACAAGTTCATCGATGAGATCAAACATCGCAATGCCGATAACGTCAAGAAGAATCTGAAGAAGATTGAGGAACACACTCAAATCGTTCAGCAACTTCAGGCCAAAAACGAAGAGCTTCAGGCAGAGGCCGATCGAGTTCCAAACGACATACGTTCTTCGCTGAAGAAGACCGAGGAAAAGAGACAGGCCCTGCTGTCCTATCAGGCCCAGATCAAGTCGAACATGCAGAGGGTGGTTAAGGATGCAAAGTTCTACGAAAACCACGATAACTGCCCCACATGCTCGCAGATGCTTGTTCCTACATTTAAAGCCGAGAAGCTTCATGCCTGCAAAGAATCTGCCAGAGAATTGACCGATGGTCAGGCAAAACTCGCAGAAGAACTGAAGAAGGTCGAAGATTCTCTTGGAGAGATCTCTACCACGATGAACCGTCTGGACGAAATCCAACAGCTCATTCGGACTAACCGTTCTCAGATTCAACTTCATACCAAATACATCTCAGAGTTCCAGCAGGAAAATGCAGAGATGAAAGACGCCAGCCTCGAGGAGGCCGAGAAGAAACTCGAGGAACTCCTGGACCTGAAGGAAAATCTGTCCACGCAGAAATCAATCTACTACGAGCAAGGCGCCTACAACCAAGCAATGTCCGAGATGCTGAAGGATACCGGCATCAAGACGAAGATCATTCGCCAGTACTTGCCGGTGATGAACAAGCTCATCAACCAGTACCTGCAGACTCTCGACTTCTTTGTCTCGTTCAACCTGGACGAAGCGTTCGAGGAGACGATCAAGTCTCGCTACCGCGATGACTTCTCGTATCCATCTTTCTCTGAGGGAGAGAAGCAGCGAATCGACCTTGCTCTTCTTTTCACGTGGCGTCAGATTGCCAAGATGAAGAACTCGGTGAGCACGAACCTGCTGGTTCTAGACGAGACCTTTGATTCCTCGATGGATGCCGATGGTGTGGAGAACCTCATGAAGATCCTGAAGACCCTAGATGCCGGTACCTCAGTCTTCATCATCTCTCACAAGACCGATGCTCTGGACAGCAAGTTCCCGAACAAAATCGAGTTTGAGAAGGTCAAAAACTTCTCGCAGATCAAACAAAAATAAGGTTTAAGTTGTTGATGGTGAAGAGTTTGCAAACAAAAGCAAACTGAGTTATTTACACCAGCACCGGTCGTGCTAGGATTCTGTCATGATGAATTCCACTGCACAGGGCACGCTGGCCCGACTGCTCTCGAAGGAGAACATCACGATCCAGCACGGCAACTTTCAGACCGCCTTCTTTGACGTGGAGTCCCGCACCCTTGGCCTCCCCATCTGGCAGAACAAGGGCAAAGACGTCTACGATCTGCTCGTCGGCCACGAGGTTGGCCACGCTCTGTTCACCCCCACCGACTTCCACAAGGATATGCGGGGTGCTCGGCAGGATTACATCAATCTCGTCGAGGATGTTCGCATCGAGCGGATGATCCAAAACCAGTATCCTGGCCTGATCTCCTGCTTCGCTCGAGGCTATGCTGACCTTGCTGCCGCCGACTTCTTTGGCATCAACAAGACCGGTACTGGCAAGCTCAATCTTCCTGACCGCCTCAACATCAAATTCAAGCTTCGGAATCTGATCGACATTTACTTTAGCCCCGACGAGCTCAAGATCAAAGCGCAGATCGAAGCTGCTCAGACGTGGGATGAGGTCGTTCAGGCCGCCCTCGATCTCGAGAAGTTCGTCAAAGAGGCTGCCGCTAAACAGCAGGAGCCACAGATTCCTCAGCCCCCGCAGCCCCAGTCTCAGGATGGCCGCGAGGAGAGCGAAGGCGAACAGTCTAGCCAGCAGGAGCAGAGCTCGGATTCCTCCAAGGATACCGCAGAGACCTCCGCGGAGGATGACTCGGACGATTCTTCGTCTGATGACAAGAAGGGCGACTCGATGCAGAATGATTCTGACGAGAAAGGCGAGCAGACGTCTGAGAAGCCTGATCCTCAGGACGCAAGTGGCGCCAAGGACACGGCCGAGAAAACCGAGCAGGAAGGTACTTCTAGCAGCACGGACAAGCCTACCGACTTCGCCAATCCGGATACGAATCTGGATGTCTCAACTCAGCGCAGCTTCGATCTCAACGCTGAGAAGCTTCTGGACAAATCGAAGGAGACCCTTCAGACCTGCTTCGCCAAGGCCCCGACGCGCGCCGAGTGCATGGAGAACATCATGCCCTACGATGAGCTTAAGACTCGCCGTATGCGGAGCGTTTATTTCTCCGAGTCTTTTAACAACCCCGTGGCCCGCGAGAGGTTCAACGACTTCCTCAAGGCCAATCGGAAGGTCATCGGTATGATGGTCAAGGAGTTTGACCTCCGTAAGTCTGCCCATCAGTATTCTCGAGCCACGACGTCCAAGACTGGTTCGCTCGACCTCAATCGCCTGCATGCCTATCGTACGAGCGATGATGTGTTCCTCAGCGTCACCAAGCTGGCCAACGCCAAGAATCATGGAATGGTGATGTTCGTGGACTACTCTGGCTCGATGGCTCGGGTGCTTCCCTCTGTCCTGAAGCACCTCATCAACATGGCTCTCTTCTGCCGTCAGGCCGGTATCCCCTTCAAGGTGTATGGATTCACGAGTGACATTTCGCAGCGAAACAAGTCGGTCGAGTACGCTACGGTCATCGGTGGCGGTACGGATAAAGTCCTCGTTTCCAATACGATTCTCCTCGATCTGGTCAACTCTGATCTTAGCAAGACGGAGTTCAATGATGCCATCTATAGCATGTGGCTCCGCGCGCAGAACGATTCCTGCAAGTCTGGTGTCGAGACACTTGGCAGTACTCCTCTCAACGAGACGATCGTGATCGCTCACGATATCATCAAGGATTTCCGTGCTCAGCACAACTTTGACAAGGTCACCGCGATCTTCCTGACCGACGGTGCCGGTAATCCTCTCCGCGTCGGTCTATCCAATGTGAGGTTTGACAACCGAGTCGGTTCTCCTAGTGTTCTTGGCTATCAGCTCTATGCCAAGACCTCGTTCAAGATCCACGGTCGAGTCCTCACTGCGGACCATGGTAATATGACCGAAAAGCTGCTCGAGAACCTTAAGATCACGACCGGCTGTGATACGATGGGCTTCTTTATCCCTGCCGGCCGCTGGGTGCTCAACAACACGATCGCTGCAGCCATCCGCCGTATGAAGAACTGGAACACGCTGATGCCGAAGTACGAGCAGTCCTACAAGGAAGATGGTTTCCTCTCTCTTCCTGGTGCCTATGGCTACGACAGCTTCTTCATCGTGGGATCTGGCAATGACCTCGACATCGAGGACGAGGAGCTAGAGATCACGCCTGACATGACGCGCAGCAAGATCGCTCGCCAGTTCAAGAATTTCTCTGCCTCTAAGAAGGGCAATCGCATCTTCGTGACGAAGTTCTCAGAGGCTGTTGCCTAAGTGGTTAGAACACCAACAACTTATACCGCAACAAATCTGTGTACGAGAGCCGCGAAATAGTGTAGAATGTCTGCGTAGTTTGATTTCTTCTTAGATCATGAAAGACACATCCCTCAAGATTATCTCGGTCCTGTCCGAGAAGTACCCTGACCAAGTTCAGTTCCGCCGTAAGCAGATCGATGACGTAGCCGTAGAGCTCGGCTTCGGTTTCAAGGGTGCAGCCGAACTCATCGGCGACGAGTTCAAGGTTTCTCGTGGCCTTTACGACCTCACTCGAGTCATCAAGAAGTCCACGGAGCCGCTTCCTCAAAAGCCGGTCGCTGCAACTCCTGTCATGAAGCTTTCGGCTGCGATCTCCTCGACAATCAACGAGGACTCGTACGTCCCTTCGCAGGACGAGACCTACGTACCATGGGGTGCCTACTCTGACGTGGCCCAGATCATCAAGGCCAAAACTTTCTATCCGATCTATATCGCTGGCCTCTCTGGCAATGGCAAGACCATGATGGTCGAACAAGCCTGTGCCTCTCTCGGCCGCGAGTACATCCGAGTCCAAATTTCCCCGGAGACAGACGAAGACGACCTCATCGGTGGTTTCCGACTTCTCAATGGCGATACGGTGTTTGCCAAAGGTCCGGTCATCAAGGCCATGGAACGAGGCGCCATCTTACTCGTCGATGAGATCGATCGAGCGACCAACAAAATCATGTGCTTGCAGGGTGTTCTTGAGGGCAAGCCTGTTTTGATTAAGAAGACCGGTGAAGTGATTCATCCGTCTCCGGGGTTCAATGTTATCGCGACGGCCAACACAAAGGGCAAGGGCTCTGACGATGGCCGATTTGTGGCAGCCACCATTATCGACGAGGCGTTCCTCGAGCGGTTTGTGGCCACCATCGAGCAGCCTTACGCCGCATTCGCCACGGAGAAGAAGATTGTCCTCCGCCACATGGAGAAGTACGGCCGCCGTGACGAGGACTTCGCTGAGAAGCTCTGCACGTGGGCAGAGGTCATTCGCAAGACCTTTGCCGATGATGGCGTTGACGAGGTCATCTCGACCCGACGTCTCTGCCACATCGCCCATTCCTACAAGATCTTCGAGGATCGCCTCAAGGCTGTTCAGATGTGCATCAGTCGCTTCGATCTCGATACCAAAACTGCGTTCTTGGATCTTTACACGAAGATCGATCCGATGGTTCAGCCGGTTCGCGAACCGTCAGTAACTCCGGCTGATGCTCCGGTTACCGCGGAGGCAGCAAACGCAGCCTCCTTCTAATTCCCAGCAAATCCTGTTTACAAAAACAGGAAACAGTTTAGGATCGTTGCATGGTGAGTGATCCGCACCATGCAACTTAAAACAAAGATGGATCATTGAAAACATAATACCATGGCTAAGACCAACACAAACCAGAAGACGCGTATGATCAAGTTCCTTGCTAACGGCAAGGAGTTCACCATCACTGAGCTCGAGCGCCGCCTCGCGATTGCCAATCCTTCGGCAGTCGTTGCGCAGCTCCGTGACGAGGGTCACGTCATCTGGACCAACCGTCATAAGGACAAGAAGACCGGTCGCCGTATCTTCAAGTACCGCTATGACACCGCTCGTAGCGCTCAGAACCTCCGCTAAGTTCTAGGCTACAACATTGGCTGTAGGGCAAAAATCCTACAGCCAATCCACTTTTATCCATCATGGTACTCTCACAAAACACAATCGAGATCCTCAAAAACTTCGCGGCCATCAACCCAAATCTGCTGTTCAAGCAGGGATCCATCGTGGATACGGTCTCGGACGCAAAGACCATGATGGGATCTGCAAAAATCGCAGAGGTGATGCCACAAGAATTTGGCATCTACGATCTGAACGAGTTCCTATCTATCCTCACGCTAGTTGATCAACCTCAGCTTGAGTTCGGAAAGACATCGGTCACAATTCGTGATGGCAACACATCCATCGAATACCGGTATGCAGCCCTCGACACCCTCACGGTACCTACGAGGAGAGTGTCTATGCCAGCGCCTGAGGTAGTTCTAAATCTGACGTCAGATTCTATGAATCGCCTGAAGAAGGCGGCATCTGTGTTAGGCCACAGCTCGATCCAACTCGAGGGCAAAAATGGTAGGATTTCAGCGAACATTGTCAATCCGAAGGACAAGAGTTCGAATAAATACACGATTGTGGTGGACGAGAAGAATGCTTGCACCAAGGTCTTCTCGCTCATCATACCCATCAGCCACCTAAAAATGATGACGGGTGATTACGTGGTCTCGTTCAGTTCTAAATTGATCAGCCACTTCAAGAACACCAGTATTCCAGTTGAATACTGGATCGCTCTTGAAAAAGAGTCGACGTTCGGTTCCTAAGAAGTCGAACAAACCTAGGTACAACACAACATGGAAAACCAAGCAGATACAACCAACGCTACCGCTCCTGAAGCGGGTCAAACCAACACACCTCCGCAGCTCGGTCTTAACGATCTGGCCGCAGTGGTTCAAATGATCGACGTATGCTCCAAACGCGGAGCATTCGAGGGTCCTGAGCTCTCCGCAATCGGCACGCTCCGTACTCGTTTCGTCGAGTTCCTGAAGGCTAATACCCCGAAGGATCAGCAGGGTGGAGCAGCCGCTCCAGCCGGCGGTGTTGAAACCGTTCCAGGCGCCGCTCTTCCACAGAGCTAACGGATAGCAAATCCGATCGGACTTTTGGCGCGTAGTCTGTAAAGAACGCGCCTTCTTTTTTGACCAATTTTTATCATGAGCAACATCCCTACATCTATTGAAGATCGCGCAGCGATCCGTAAAGCCCTCGACCAGATCTCTGAGGAGTATACCAACATCGAGACGTCTCGTTCTCAGATCAAGGAGATCCTGAACGCACTCGAGGACAAGTACAAGACTCCGAAGAAGACCATGTCCAAGGTAGCGAAGCTCTACCACAAACAGAGCGTCTCCGAGTTCGAATCCGAAGCATCAGAAATCAAGGCGATTTACAAGACCATCGTTTCGTGATTTGATTGTCCCCATGAAGGAAGCAGACTCGAATCGTGAACATCTGTGGGTCGAGAAGTATCGGCCCACAACCATTTCTGACTGTGTTCTGCCTGAACATCTGAAGAAAACGTTTCAGGGAGTAGTTGACTCCGGTGAGTTGCACAACATGCTTCTCACTGGAACTGCAGGTCTTGGCAAAACCACAGTGGCTCGTGCGCTGTGCAACGAGCTGAATCTGGACTACATCCTGATCAACGGATCTGAAGAATCAGGAATCGACACGCTCAGAAACAAGATCAAGCAGTTTGCTTCCTCAGTTTCTCTCACGAGTGACAACCACAAGGTAGTTATCCTTGACGAGGCAGACTACCTGAATCCTCAGTCGACTCAACCAGCCCTTCGTGGATTCATCGAGGAGTTCTCAAACAATTGCAGGTTCATCCTGACATGCAACTTCAAGAATCGGATCATTGAACCCCTGCACTCTCGCTGTGCCGTTATTGAGTTCAATACCAGCAAAAAGCAGCTTGTTGACGTTGCAGCAAAGTTCTACAAGAGGCTGATTCACATTCTGAAGACCGAGAAGGTCGAGTTTGACGATAAGGTCCTGATCGAGCTCGTCATGAAGCACGCGCCAGACTGGCGTCGTATCATCAACGAGTGTCAGCGTTACAGCTCTTCAGGGAAGATCGATACCGGTCTTCTCTCGAACCTTAGTGACGTTAACATCTCGATCCTCATGAAATCCCTGAAGGAAAAGGACTTCAAGTCCATGCGTGCCTGGGTATCCAACAACATCGACACTGAACCTGCTGCAATCTTCCGAAAAGTATTTGACAACATGGTCGAGTATGCGAAGCCTCAGTCAGTTCCTCAGGTTGTTCTCATTCTGGCAGAATACCAGTACAAGGATGCCTTCGTGGCAGATCATGAGCTCAACATGGTTGCATGCATGACCGAACTGATGGCATCGATCGAATGGAAATGAACTGGCCAAACACGCTCCCTCACAAAGCCTTTGGATCCATGGTTTGCGTCATGGCGCCAGCAGATCGTAAACTCACTGTAGGAAAGCGCTATGCCATACTTGATATGGATCCCGTGGCTCTCGGCCCAGGCGAATCGCGCTTTGATTACTACGTCCAGGATGACAACGAACTTTATGTTTGGGTTCAGCCTGAATGCTTCGCGGACTTCATTTCCAGGTGAACTTCTTCGACTATCTCAATAGCATCAACCATTCGAAGGAAAATCTGATGGTTGACTCTGTATCCGAGAACGCCTACAATAGCTTCATGGTGAACCGTGGGCTATCGTATTTCTCGGATACGGTCCTATTGGCAAATGAGATGAATCGGCTGCATCATGCAGATAAGCCTCTCCAGTATTCGTTTTTGATAAATACGGTGAGAAAGAATAAACGCTTCAGCAAATGGATTAAACCCCAGGAAACTGAAGACCTCATGATTGTCAAAGAATACTATGGCTACAGTAATGAAAAGGCTAGGTCTGCTTTGTCGATCCTGAGTGCAGCACAAATAAGCGAACTCAAATCTAAAATCGACAAAGGTGGAAAATCAGGAAATAAAGCCTCAGGCTAGCACTCAGATCGACGAAACTCCGGTCGAGTGGACTCCTGCAATGATGCTTGAGGTCACGCTGAGTCAGCCTGATGACTTCCTGAAAATCCGAGAGACGCTGACCAGAATCGGTGTCGCCTCCAGAAAAGAGACAAACAAGCTTTACCAGTCTTGCCACATCCTGCACAAGCAGGGCCGTTATTTCATAGTTCACTTCAAGGAATTGTTCTTGCTGGATGGTAAGCCTTCAAATCTGAACGTGAACGATGTTCAGAGGCGAAACACAATTGCCACTCTTCTTTCAGACTGGGGACTGGCTTCCATCGTGAATACCGAACAGTGCCGGGAAAAAGCACCGTTACGCCAGATTAAGATCATTCCTCACAAAGAGAAGAATCAGTGGGAACTGCTGCCGAAGTATTCTATCGGCAACACGAAATCCTGATAAATAAATTTGCCGGCAATACCGTCGGCAACCATCGGTGCCCTTTTGGGGCCGGTGGAAGTTAGTTAACCTTGCTATCATTAGGAGGAAAGTCAGATGACAACGTATACTACCAATAATGCGTCATTCACATTCCCACGTTCAAACTTCGTGGGATTCGAACGTCTGTTCGATGAGTTGTCCCGTAATACGGTGAACAACACGAACAACTACCCGCCGCACAACATTGTTCAGATCGACGAGGATAATTTCCTCATCGAGATTGCGGTTGCGGGGTTCAAGCATGAGAATCTGGATATCCAATTGAAGGATTCGATTCTCACTGTCACCGGAAAGAAGGAGGATACTCGTACGTATTCTCACAAGGGAATCTCTTCCCGTGAGTTCGTGCGTACCTTCACTCTGGGTGAACACGTTCAGGTGAACGGAGCAGATCTCGAGGATGGCATTCTGGCCATCAAGCTCGAGCGCGTGATTCCAGAGGAAGAGCGCCCGCGAAAGATCGAGATTGGAGCAGAGACAAAGAAAACAAAGAAGTCATTCCTGAAAGATTGACATTGATTCATTGAGAATGACACGGCGGCTGGAAACGGCCGCCGTTTTTTGTTTACTTTTGTACCGGTCGTGTTAGGGTATTGAGTATGACGTTCTACACAAATGTCCTTTCGAAGGACGGTAAGATCCTGTACCGAGGTTACGAGGACGGATCTCGAGTCAAAAAGAAGATCAATTTTCAGCCCACCCTTTTCAAGGAGGCGGCCAAGCAGTTTGAGGATAGCACCTGGGTTTCTCTGGATGGAAAGAAGCTACGCGAGGTGCAGTACGCCTCGATCAAGGAAGCATATCAGGACAAGAAGATGTGCGAGGATCTCAAGATCCCACTCTGGGGCAACACGAGATTCGTTTCTCAGTTCATCCAAAAACAGTTTCCTGGAAACATTCTCTTTCAGCGTGATCTGATCCAGGTGGTCAGCATAGACATCGAGACTCGTTCCGACAACGGGTTTCCGAACGTTGAGACCGGTGACCAAGAGATCTTGTCCATCGCCCTGAAGAACAACAAAGAGGATTGCTTCCATCTGTGGTGCATGAAAGCCTATGATGAGACCAATTCCTCTGTCAAGGCGAAGGTCGAGGTTCACCAATTCGTAAACGAGAAGGCCATGTTGATGGACTTCCTCAAATGGTGGTTCAACCCGAAGAATACTCCAGACATTGTGACTGGCTGGAACAGCCGTCTCTTTGACGTGGCGTATCTGTATGCTCGTATCCGCGGCGTCCTAGGTGAAGAGCTCGCACTCCATCTTTCACCCTGGAAGATGTGCGAGGAAGAAAAGATCTCGTTCAAGGGGCGATCCCGTGAAGCGACCTTCATCGATCTCCTGGGTATTTCACAGCTAGACTATCTGGATCTCTTCAAGAAGTTCACGACTCACACCTACGGAAACCAAGAGTCCTACAAGCTGTCTCACATCGCCAAGGTGGTTCTGGGTGACGACAAGATCCAGTATGATGGCACGCTTCAGGAGCTTTACGATAACGATCCTCAGACCTTCTTCAATTACAACTTGAAGGACGTTGAGCTGATTGAACGCTTCGAGGACAAGCTCGGCCTGATCACTCTGGCACTCACCATAGCGTACATCGGTGGTGTCAATTACATCGACACTCTCGGCACGACCGCAATATGGGACTCGATCATCTACCGAGACCTGTGCAAGAGGAACGTGACCATACCTGCATTCATTGAGGAGAGAAAGCGGGTCCCGTACCCGGGCGGATACGTGAAGGACGTGGCCGTGGGCAAGCACAATTGGGTTTGCTCGTTCGACGTGAACTCGATGTACCCGAATCTGTTCGTACAGTACAACATGTCTCCCGAGACCATCATCGGTGGACAGGGTGACATTACGCCTGGCATCGATCCGGACATGTTGCTGTCAGACAGACCATTCACTCCGGTCCATAACAACATCATGGCAGCAAATGGTGTTCACTTCAGGTCAGACGTTCAAGGAGTGATTCCTCGGTTGGTCGACGAGATCTACAATCAGCGTGTCAGCCTGAAGCAGGCCATGCTGGCCGAAAAGAAGAAGCTTGAGACACTTCCGAAGTCCGACAAGGAAGCTCGTCGCCAGTGTGAGCGCGAGATCTCTCGACTGGAGAATCACCAAATCGCCGTCAAGATCCTTCTGAACAGTCTCTACGGTGCGTGCGGCAACATCTACTTCAGGTACTTTGATCTGCGGGTGGCCGAGGGAATCACTCTCACTGGTCAGACAGCCATTCGAGCGGCGGAGAAGGCCGTCAATGCCTTCATGAACAAAACTCTGAAGACCGAGGGTAAGGACTACGTGATCGCGATCGATACCGATTCTTTGTACGTCTCAATGGACAAACTCGTACAGAAGTTTGATCCGAAGAATCCTTGCAAGTTCCTCGATGAGTTCTGCAAGAAGGCAGTCGAACCGGTTCTGGAGGAAGCAATGCAGAATCTGGCCACAAAGACGTTCTGCCCGAAGAATCGTATGGTGATGAAGCGAGAGGCCATTGCTGATCGTGCCATCTGGACGGCCAAGAAGCATTACATCCTGAACGTCCTGAACAACGAAGGCGTCCAGTATGCCGAGCCGAAGATCAAGATGATGGGAATCGAGGCGGTCAAGTCTTCGACTCCCGAGATCTGCCGTGATGAGATGGGCAACATGTTCAAGCTCATCATGAGCGGAACTGAGGAAGACGTAAAGAAGGCCCTGTCAGAGTTTCGATCGAAGTTCATGGCTATGCCTGTTGATGAGATCTCTTTCCCTCGTGGTATCAGTGACATCGAGAAGTGGATGCCACGAAACAAGAAGCAGATCGATGAGCCGAGTCTCTTCGACGAACAAGTGATCTCAAATCGAATCTACGAGAAGGGAACTCCGATCCATGTCCGAGGCGCTCTTCTTTACAATAATCTGGTCAGAAAGAATCGTCTCACCAAGAAGTACCCACTCATCCGAGAGGGTGACAAGATCAAGTTTGTCTACCTGGCAGAACCGAATCCGATTCACGAGAACGTCATCTCTTTCCCCGAATCTCTTCCGAAGGAGTTCAAGCTAGACAATTTTGTGGACCGCGAGGTCCAGTTCGAGAAAACGTTTCTTGATCCCCTCGATCCAATCTTTAAGGCGATTCGAATGAATCCTACCAAGGAAGTGACTCTCGAACAATTCTTCACTTGATAATTTACTTTGTCCGTTAACCATCATATCATACCAACATGCCAAATCATAATTCATCATTCACGTTCAGTTATACTACCGAGGGTTACCAAGGTATCAACTATTCATCTCCTCCTCGCACAATTACATTTGATGTCGAGCGCGCAGAGGATCTTACACACGCAGAATTATGCGAATGTTTCCAGGACTTTCTGAAGGCCTGCGGCTATATGTTAGACAACGGCACGATTGAGTTCGTTCCGTTCTCAGATGAGCCAGATATCCGTGAGGAAGATTACAACTACGAGCCGGCCCAACCTGAAGTTCAGGAAGATCCAAACCAGCAAAAGTTTGATTTCGCCAATAACGAAAACGTAGACACCACTGGTTACGACCCAACACGCGGCGCCGTATGAGCAACGACTGGGTACAAGATATCGCTGATATGCACCGCAAGTTCGGTGTCAATGATGCAGTACGCAAGATGGATGCTGATAAGCT